TCCATCTTCAGCAGGTTGCGTCCGTAGCGCAGTATGGCTTCCGGGTCTTCCACCAGTTCCGTGGAGGTCTGCCAGCCGTTCTGCGGGTCGGTGTAATTCACCTCCACCGCCGTGTGCCGGTCCTTCAGGGCACTGAAGCTGTAGCGGAACCCCACGCCGTTATCATCCACCACCACATCGCTGTTGGTGTACGGCCACACCACATCCGACGGACGGTCCTGAACAAACGTCAGCGTCTGGCCGTTCCATACCGGCATACAGCGCATCGCCGAGCAGAAATCACTGAGCACGTCCCATGCCTTACGCTGTTGTGCCAGGTACGCATTGAAGGTCATCCGCGGCTCTGTGCCCCCGAAACCATCCGGGACCGTCTGGTCGCAGTACTGCCCGATGGCATACAGCGCCCACTTGTCCACATCCGCCGCCCCCAGGCGTTTTCCCATCCCGTAGCGCGGGTGAGTCAGCATGTCCCACAGGCACCAGGCCGGGTTGTTGCTGTATGCCGGTTTCAGACTGCCGTCCCAGATACCACTGTACGTGCGTTTTTCCGGGTCATAGTTTGACGGCACCTGGATGATGCGACCGCGGATATGGTAGTTCACCGTCATCTGCTGGCCGCCGAACTGCTCCGCATCCACCTGCAGCCCCACAATGGCCGTGTTCGGGTAGCACTGTTTCACATCGATGATTTCGGTGTATGACGACCAGAGCGTCTTATTCTGCAGCTGGTCCGTGGTGCTGTCCGCCGTCTCCCTGACCATCCGGATGTTAAAGGGCCGGGGCGGCAGATTATCCAGAATCACCGACGTCAGGTACTGCGAGGTAGTCTTGCCGTTAATGGTGATATCCTTCTCCGTCACCCAGTTACCGTTACGCTCAAGCTGAATCAGCAGGCGGACAGAAGAGGGGTTACGGTCACCCTTTGAGGTGGTCTCCACCAGTGACTGCACCCCGAAGGTGACCCGCAGACGGTCAATGTTCGCTGACGTGATGGTGCGCGTCACCGGCTTTGCCTTCGTCACCTCCACGCCCAGTGCGGTTTCCGCCCCGGAGGACTCAAAGCCTTCCGGCGGTGTCTGCTCCTGCTCCCCGGCACGCCAGACGGCGGTCACACCGTGTATCACGGGATTACCGTCCGTGTCCGTCAGCGGGGTTTTGTTCACCAGAATACTCTGCAGTCCCTTCACCGGACCTTCCACCGGTCCCTCACCAATGGCATCAATCACACTCATCATCTGCGTGGATTTGAGATTATCCTTCGCCTCACGCGGTGTGTGCCCCTTGCCGCCCCCTTTACCCACTCTGTCCCCCTCTCCTGTCTGATGTCTGAATCTGTTTATGCCCAAAAAACAACAGGCACCCCGGAGGATGCCTGTATCATGACTGAATAAAAATTCTGAATATCTTCACATTTTCACAAACTGACTGTGGCGCGTATAATTTCGCTGCGTTAGTGTTTTTTTGCCGTGACATAAAAAAACAACTCCTTAACACTAATCTTCATTTGTCTGAATCTCCCGCAGCTCCGCAACTCTGCGGGATTTTTTTTATTCTTTTTACCCCTGCCGCCCGATAACCACGACCTTTCCGCCCCCGCCTTCATCACGGGTACTGATGTCCTGGGATATACGGCGGGAGCCAACCAGCATTTCCCCGTAAGGCACCGGCATCGGGTTACCCTGGGCAATCATGTTATCCAGCGAGGAAAAGTACGTGTTCTGTCTGCCGTTATCCGTTGCGCGGTAATCCGGTGTTTTTGCCTTCGGGGCCAGCATCTGGGCCACACCGCCCAGAATCATGCTGGCACCCAGTGAAAACAGCATCGTGGTGGCAGAAAAACCACCGGCTGCCAGGGCTGAACCCCATAACGCCATCGTGGCTCCGGCCGTGAAGAACGACCCCACGATGGCCGCCGCCCCCAGCACAATCTGCAGTCCGCCCTTTCCGGCACCGGCCAGTCGCGGCACAATGTGGATGACCGTTCCCTCACCCAGCTGTTCGTGAAGGCGGGCATACACCGCCTCCGGTGCCGTGTCCTCACCGGCAATACGTATCTGGTACCAGCCTTCGTTCATCTGACGGCGAAAGCCCGGCACCTGCATCGACAGTGCGCGGATGGCTTCCGCTGCCGTGTTCACATACAGGCTGAGGCGGCGGCCAAATCGTTGTAAATCCCCGTGAAGGCAGATGCGTGCCAGTGGCGGTGACGCCAGACTGAATGCGTTCGTCGTTGCCATTTTTCGGAATACCTCTCCCGTTTACTCAGTTGTTCAGGCAGATGGTGAAGCAGTTCACCGTTGCCGCAGTAAATGGCGGCATGGTTGGCCACCGATGCGCCAAAGCAGCACAGCAGAATATCGCCCGCCTGTGCAGAGGACAGGGGCACCCGGTAAAAGCCCGTGGCCTCCATATTGTCCAGGTACAGGTTCTGGCCGTTGCGCCACCACTCATCCTCGCGGTGAAAATCCGGCATTTCAGTCCCCGCCAGATGGTATGCATCCCGGAACAGCGTGTAACAGTCCGTCACCCCGTGCGCAAAGCGCCGTCCGGTCAGGTGCGGAACGCAGCGGAATTTGTGAATGTCACCCCGGCAGACCAGCCACCAGGGCAGGGCACTTTTTATCTGCAGCCGCCGGTCAGCCTCGCTCAGCCAGGGCAGCCCACCGGGATGACTGTGGACCAGTGCCACAATCTCCCCCTGCATCTCTGCCCGCAGCCAGTCTTCCGGTGCAATACGAAAATATGCCTCAGGCTCTGCAGAGATATTCACGCACGGCTGGTACAGGTTGCCCTCCGGCGTGCTTATCACGAAGCCGCACGACTCCTCAGGCGCACACCGCCGGGCATGCGCCAGAATCGCTGATTCAGTCTGTGTCATAAAACAGGATTTACTGCGAAAGTTTATTAATGGAAAGGAAACCGCCAAAATTGCCGACATTCCTGCGCAGTTCACACCCGCGCATGCACTTGCTGCATCTGTCCTTACGGATATCGGTGGTGGGTTTATCGAACTCATCCGCCACCGCCCCGCCCGTGTAACCACACTCATCAGAGCGGTAGGTCCACATACAGGTGTTCGCCAGCATGATGCGGCCGGGAAACAAAGCACCGTCCGTCTCGGTCGGTGTGGCCAGCACAAACGAGGCCGTCATGGCCGTCAGCGCTGACATCTGCTCCACCACCCACCGGTCCGTCAGCTCCTGCTCCGGGTCTGCCTCAGGATTGCCTGCCACAAAGTTCACCGCATCCAGAAAACGCGCATACACCCGGCGGCGGACCACCGTGGCACCCACCAGGCTCTGCAAATCCTCCGCCATCCCGGTGACAAGGCCAAACAGATTGGACACCGTCAGCGACGGGCGGGCACTGCTGCCCTTTCCGTTCATCTCAAAGCCGCTGCCCTCAATCGGGTACGCCTCATACTTCCGCCCCTGCCAGGTCACCGGCTCCCCTTTTTCATTCAGCTCATTGCAGAAAAAATACCGCTCACCGCCCTGCACCGTCAGGTCGATTTCCCAGAGCACCACCCGCGGTGACTGCTCTGACTTAACCGACTCGTTCAGGCTTGCTTCGTGAATATCCTGCATCAGTTCACCACCTGCTTAAACTCCGCGCTGAACTCAACGCGCAACATCCCGACCCGCGCAGACCACCCGGCACAGGTCACCTTTATCTGCCGGTATGCATAGGGTGGCTTCCACAAAAATGCCTTCCAGCCACCGTGCTCTGCCAGGAACGCTTCCAGATGCCGGGCCTCCTCCCGGGTCACGGAAAGCATCACCCGGTATGTTTTCAGGTCAGCATTCAGCCCTGCCGCCATACGCTGTGAGTACCCGTCACCAAAACGCACTTCACGCACCGATGGCTGCGAGTTCACCTCCATATCCGGTTTCACTTTCCAGCGAAAGGTTTTCATCGCCCGCTCCCCGATAACAGACCGCCATCACGCAACTGCAGCCGGAGCTCATCCTGCGCACCTTTACGGGCCATCTCATACACCGCTTTCATCAGCTGCGGCCCGGCCTGTCCGTTGATGCCGTCGTTCTGAATCACCACGTGATTGTTCTGATTAAAATTAATACCTTCCGCCCGCCGCATCTGCGCCGGACTTCCGGCAGCACCCACATACCCCCCTTCCGCATAGCCCCGCATCAGGCGGTACAGGTTCCCGACACCAATCCGGCTGGTTGCCTCCTTCGTGAAGACAAACTCCCCGCGGTGGACAATCCCCGCTGGCTCATATTTGCCACCGGTTCCCGTAAATCCCCCGGTCGCGAAATGGAAGTTCGCCGCCGCAGCCTGAATGGCCGTCCCCGTGGAAGCGGATGCGCCACCACCGAAAGCACCACCAATGGCGCTGCCGATACGCCCGACAATCCCCACCATCGCCTGCTTCAGAAAAATCTCTGTCAGCATGGAGAGCACGGAACGGGTGAAACCACGCCAGTTCTGTTCGCTGCCGGTCAGCATCGCTGCCAGATTCTGTGCAATACCGTCAAAGGTCTGCGTGGCCGCGCTTTTAACCTGCGAAAAACTGTCCGTCGCACTTTCCGCCCACTCGCCCCAGCCGGACTTCAGACCCGCCATCCAGCTTCCACGAAGCTGCTCCTCCGCAGACCAGGTGTTCTTCAGTGCAGATGTGGCCTTCGCCAGCGCATCCGGATTATCACCGTACACGTCACGAAGACGCTGCGCTTCAGACTCCCTCTGCGCCTGACGGTCAGTGAGACCACGGGCTTTTGCGCTGATGGCGGCCTGCTTCGCGCTCTGTTGCTCTTCAAACCGCGCCGCCTGCTGTGCCAGCTCATTCAGCCGCTTCTGGTGTTCAACCTTGTCGCCCAGCTCAGCCAGCTGGCGTTTGTACTCCAGCGTCTCTTTCTCATGGGCCAGCAGGGATTTTTCCTGCTCAGATAACTGCCGTTTCGTGGCGGCCTCTTTCAGGACCACATACTGACTTTCCGCTTTCCATAAATCCCGCCGCTGCTGGCTGATTTTTTCATTCGCACCGGCATGCTTTTCCAGCGTCCTGAGCTCGGTTTCAAGCGCCAGCAGCGCCGCATGCGCCCGGTCTTCCTGACGCTCACCGGCTGACACTTTAACACCTGACGACTTCGGCTTTTTCAGCGTCGATTCATAATCCTTTTTCGCCGCCGCCATCAGCGTGTTGTAATCCGCCTGCAGGATTTTCCCGTCTTTCAGGGCCTTATTCAGCTCTTCCTGCCGGGCGGTATATTTCTCCAGTGGCGTCAGCAGGCGCTCATACGCCTTCTGCGCCTCTCCGGTATACTTCAGCTGTGACGACTCACGCTCAGCCCTGTCCCTTGCCGCCAGTTCACCGGCTTTTTCCATATCCGACTGCAGCGTTGCCGCTGCCAGACCCAGACGGGCATTTTCCCGGTCATCCCATGCGCCCTGAAGGTTGGCCCGGAAAGAGGAGGTTTTACCGCGGCGCTGGCTCCGGCTCTGGTACCACTGCCATTTTTTATCCGCCTCATCAAATGCCTTCTGCGCACTGGCGAGCATATCCGCTGAGGATTCCGGACGACCGATATCCAGAATGGCATCCCACATCGATTTGAATGCCTTCCCTGTTTTATCCGCCCAGGTCTCCAGTGTTCCCATGTTTTCTTTCAGGCGACGGGTCTGCTCATCAAAGCCTTTCGTGGCGATATCGTTCGCCGCCTGTAAGGCCCCGGCCTCGTCTCCGGAACGCTGCAGTTGTGCAACATACGCAATCTGCTCTGCCGTCACGTTACGGAACTGGCGCGCCATCGCCATCAGTCCCGACGTCGGGTCAGTGGTCAGCTTCCCGAAGGCTTCAGCGACTTTATCCACCTCCACACCGGATGCAGACGCAAAACGCGCGACACTCTGGTTAATGGCATCAAACTGTTCACCACCACGCACACCGGCATTCACCAGGGCTGCCAGTGACTCTCTCGCCTGGTTAAACGTCAGCCCTGCTGCCTGCCCGGCTCTTGAGAGCGTCAGCATACGATCGGCAGTCAGTCCGGCCTGATTGCCGGAAAGGACCAGCGTTTTATTAAATTCTGAAAGCGTGGAATCCCCCTGGTACCAGGCGTACGCCAGCGCACCTGTCGCCACCGCCAGCGAGGTGACCCCGACCATCGGCAGGGTGATCGCACCGGCAAGCCCCCTGAACATGGGGATCATCCCGCCGAAGGAGTCCTTCACCTGACCGCCCTGTTGCAGCAGGATGAGCCAGGGATTCTGACCACCGGCAAGCTGCGTGGCGATATCCGTAAACTGTGCGGGCAGGGTACGCATGGCTGCTTTATACTGCCCGACGGAAATCCCGGCTTTTTGTGCGGCCAGCGCCTGACGGTTCAGACTCTGCTCAACGGCACCGGCGGTTTTTCTGGCGTCGGTATCCAGTCCTGAAAAATGACGCCTTACCCGGCTCATCTGCTCATCGAAACGGACAGCATCCAGACTCAGGTCAATAACAAGATCACCAACCGGCTGGGACATATCTCACACCTCCGGAAATCCCCGCTGAAGCCATCATTAATGCAACATCATCCTCGCTGACATCCACCACATCTGCAGAAGGTGAAATATCGCCCCCTCCCTCCCCACCGAACCGGACGCCTCCGGCAAGTCCTGCCGCTTTCTGCATCAGCATGTCTTCCTCATCCGGCATCTCCGTCTGCGCTTCCTCTCGCCGGGGAGCCAGCAGACTGAAATCCGAGGGATGCATATCCGGATCGCAAAAAAACAGGCTGAGTACGGCGTACATCAGCCCGGAAAAATGCATATCCAGTTGGGTATCCTGAAAATAATGCGTGCGGTAAAAATGTCGCCAGTCGGCATATTCGGTGGATGTCATCCCGGCAAGCATGGCGCGCCAGTCAGGCCTCCCCATCTCACGCGCCAGTCTGAGGGCAAAATTCAGCTCGCCGTCGAAAACTTTCCCGCAGAAAAATCATCATCAGTAAGCGCGTTATTTTTCGCCACTTCGGTGCTGTCAGTATCCGCATGAACAGCCCCGCTCATCCCGGACAGACGTAACACCACCTCTTCCGCCCGGGCAATGGCATCGGCAGGCCAGGTGGTGAGCACTTCCTGCTCTATCTTCATCACGGCCTCATTCATTGACGGTGACTGCGTTTTCTGTGGATGGTTATGCCACAGGGACATCGCCACCAGAAACGCGCCGGTTCTGACAAGATCTTCCACACTCACCTGCAGGTTGCCGCTGGCTTCAGCCTCTTCTGCCCGCCGTTTCAGGAGGGCAAGATGCTCAATACGCTGCAGCGCAGACAGCTCAGAAAGCATGACGGATACACCGTTATATTCAAATTGTTCTGTTTTCAGAAACATGTATTACCTCCGTTTACCCTGCAGCGCCCGCTTCAGTAACGGTGACTTCAGCTACCGTGGCAAACTGACCATTACCGGAAATCACGGGGATACTCACTTTTCCGGCCTTAATCCCCGTCACAGTGATCACCATATCTTTCACAGCAATGGTTCCCGTTGACGGATCGGCGGAAACCGCTCTGAACGTCTTGTCGGTTGCACTTTCCGGCTCAAAAGAAACCGTCAGGGTGGTTGTTTTTCCTTTTTCCACGGTACCGGATGTCTGTGTCACCTTAATTGCAGTGACCGGCGTAATTTTGCTGCGTTCTTCCGCCACGGAAGGTTTGCCCACGTTGGTCACTTTCACCGTGCGGGTGATCACTTCTTTCGCCGTCACGGCCTTACCGATACTGCTGACCCAGCCACGAAACACATCCACCGTGCCGTTCGGAAAACGGATTTTATAGGCCCGCACATCCCCGCTTTCAAACCAGCCTATAAGCCCTTTCTGACCATCTTCTCCCGGTTTCCAGGCCAGCGTAAAACTGGTATCTCCTGCAGACTTCTGCCCCTGCCCGGTCGCGGTCCAGTCCGCGTCTTCATCATCCAGGTAGTTATCATCGTAGGGTTCTGCCGTCATCTCGCCCGGCGTCAGATCCTTCACCTTAGCCAGTCGCTGCCAGTCATCGTCTGACAACGGGTTTGCATAAGCATCACCCTTGCCGTTGTAAACCCACAGAGTGGTACCGGCACCTTTTACCGGCTCCAGGGGATTTGGTGTTGCCATATCGTCCTCACATCTCGTATGTAATGGAATAAGTCAGATCCGCAGAGCTCCATAACGCCATATCGTCATCACGACGATACTCATAGCCCTGCGTAACCATCGTGGTAATCAGTCCTGCCAGTGCAGGGATCGCAGTCATCGCCGGATAAATCCGGCTTTCCATCCACTGATCGAGCTCCGAATCAGGTACCTGTGCCGGTAAAAACACCTCAATATGCAGTGTGGCCCGCCAGGTATCTGCATCCAGCTCTTCACCGGTATACTCTGCATCCGTCAGATAAACCGCGATCGCAGGAAAATCCTCTTCGTCAAAAACAACGGGGCGACCATCAAACAGCGTCGCCCCGTGTTCATGCTGCTCGAGTGCATCCAGCACTGCGGCACGAATGTCAGTGTGTTTCATCGTTTTATCGCAATCCTCAGTTGTTGTTTCAGCGCGTATGCCAGTTCTTTAGGCAGGCGTTCACGCCGGATACGGTCAACATTCTCATCAAATGCCTGTTTCAGTGGGGCCGCCATCGGGATTTTCACCACATCAATGGGGTAACGGTTTTTCCCGGCCACACGCTGCATGACATGCCAGCGACCATTTTTTAATCGCTGAATAAATGCCCGCTGATACCGATGCTGACCGGCTTTAAGTATGCTGTTCGGGCGACGCCCCAGCATCCTGATCCCCAGCTTAATCACAGGGAGATCACCGCGGTTAACGATAATTCTGGCATTCGGATTTCTGACCGTGGCCCGTTTCAGTCTGGACCGTTCCTTAACCAGTTTCCGGCGAACCTTTGTCTCCCGGGCAACCTGTGATGAAGACTGATTAATCGCCGTTGTGGCCACGCGGTTAATGGCCATTGCTGAAGCCGCCGGAATGGCGTTTTTACGAACCCGGCTCAGATTGTCAATCGCCTGATCAAGCCCTTTTATCGCCATAATTTCACCCTGCGTTTATCGTCGCCGGTTAACAGCGGGTGGTTGCCCACGGTTGAGCCAGAGATAACAGCTTCCCCCGTCATCCGGAGAAACACGATCCACCCAGAACATCTCGCCGTTAATGGTCAGCGTGTCACCACGCCGCACGGCACGCACCGTATCCGTCCGCACAAATAATGACGGGCTGCTTCCTTCAATACGGACCCCGCCACCGGCAAAACCCAGCGACTCCGGATCGTCAAAAACCCCCTGAACTTCGCCGCCACGTTGTGCTCCAGAGGTGAACTGCGCACGGATCCCCATCACTTCAACGATCGTACTGTCCACCCCGGCGAGGGCAGCATCAAAGGCATTCTGAAAATCACGCATATTCAGCCGTTCCGTGCTGTATCATGGCCGTTGCCAGTGATGATGGCACCAGAACACGCATACCCCGTAACGCCAGCTCAACGGGACGACCTGTCTCCGGGCAATACCCCATTACTTGCAGGCACTTCCGTACCCGGACGGCTTTAACATCATCCGGAGCATCCGTGTTGTTCAACTGCTCACCATCGTCTGTGTGATTTTGATCAGCCCCGCTCTCATCAGAGTGCATAATGCCCTCCGGGGAAACAGCAAGCTCCTCTTCCCACTCAGACACACGTTGAGCAATATCCGCAGCACTCCCCGACATATCCGCCTCGCGCCCCAGCAGGCCAGCCAGTTGACGAAGACGATTCAGATTTTCTTCTTTTGTTGCCATCTCAGCCTCCTGTGAAAAAAGACACGGGGGCATTTCGCCCCCGCTCACGGATTATTTCACCTGTACCACCACAAACTCATCCGGATCCGGCAGCACCATCAGCGGAGCGGACTGCGTCATGGTGAATTCACGGGCCGGATCGCCCACAGTCAGCCAGTGTTTCGGATAACGGGAAGAGGCCACCACACCTTCGGACAACGCCTGCGCATCCTGAATGGCACCATAGCAACGAATGCCCTCTGCTGCCGTATTCCCCAGGACCAGTGTGCCCTCCGGCAGATAACGTTTTTCGGTACCGTCCTCTGCCACATAAGACGTTTTCGCCACCACAATGGCCAGATCGCCGTAATACCCCTTGAAGGACACCACCGCCCCCAGGTCTTTCACTGCCGTTTCGAGTTGTGAATTTGAGCCGCGACGGGTATCCAGTTTTTCGCGGAACAGCTTAAAGCCATTCAGCAGACGCCAGACCGTACCGTCCATAATGGCGATATTCACAAGGCCGCTGGCCTGATCGCAGTAGAGGTCAATATCATGCGTCGGATCAAACGTATCACGGTCCTGCTCAGACCATTTTTTACCGTCAGCCTGCTCAATGTTATTTCCTTCAGAGCGCCCGAAATCCACCTCGACAGTATCAAACTGATCCCCTTCCATGGTGTATTTGCCATACAGCACGGCATTCACCGCCTGCATTTCTTCCACCTGGACAATGGCGTGCTCTTCCTGTTTGAGGTTATCGGTAATGATACGCAGACGACGGTAGGCCGGGTCATTCAGCTGAGCCGGATCTTCACCAGGAAGGCGCTCAACCGCCTGCTGGTAATTAAATTCGTGTTTGGGCTTGACGTAGCCCGGACGTAACACGCGGGTTTCACCACCGCGATGGCGAAGCACTTTTCCTTCAACAACCGGGGAGACATAGGCTGCCACCGGCGTTTTTCCGGTAATTTTGTCCAGCATCACCTCTTCGGTGTGGAAATTCACCGTACGGCGGAAAAACAGCTCCAGAAACAGCGCACGGAATTTCACTTTTTGTTCGGTATAACCGAGTAACTGGCGGGTCGTAAACAATCCCATAAATCAGTTCCTTTCATTCAGAAATCAGTCAGGCCACCATGGTGGCCTGA